CACAACGGGGATGATGCCCAGTGGGTTTGGGCGAGAGTCGATGAGCTCATCGTTGATGTACTCTTCGATGATGTCGTCGGTAAGAATCTCAGTGTAGGTGAATACCTGACGAGTACCCTCGAGGCTAGTACCCCAGAAGCGGTACTTCTGCTTGAAGCGCAGAAGGCGGGTACGGTCGTGGGGGTGGAACTCAGGGAAGCAGAATGCAGAGTTCAGTGGAAGGATACGAACCTTGCCCGCGTGGAAGCGGTCAATGCTGTCGGTCCAAGCTTCTTCGTAAGCAACCTTGACAAATACGTCACCGGTGATGGAGCCAATCTGCGCCATCTCCAGGAGTACACGGTGCTTGTCGTTGTCTACTTCCCAGACGCGCTCAAGCAGGCTAGGCACGATTGCCTCAGTTGCCTTGGGGCTGCGGAAGTGAACACCCTTACCAAAGGTAAAGCGGTTGAGGTAGTCGATGAATGCACGGTAGTAGTTGAACGAGACCTGCATCTCGCCCTGCTCACGGCGGTAGCCCCAGTGGTGCCCGAGGTACATAGCCCAGTTGAGGGAGTACCGGTTTAGGCGGGGACCATGAACTTCGAACTCTTCATCCGCCAGCTCTACAAGTCCCAGAGGGGAGATGCTGATTGTGAGGTCAGATGACGCTGCACGATAGCTGGGGGGAGAGAAGTCAGCGAATCCAGACACTACTTATCACCATTTTTCTTTTCGCCCTTTTCATGTTCCTTAGTCTTTTCAGACCTTGCGGCAAGTTGTTCGCGCTTCTTCTCTTCGAAGTGCTTCTTTGCCATCTTCTTTTGACGAGTGTTCTCGTTCACCTCAGCGAACTGACCACCGTGCTTTACGTACTCCGAGTGTACCCAGTGAGAAGCACCGGGGGAGGGGTAAGTGGCAAACTTCGCCTTTGCCTGCATGATAATCATCTGCCACAGGCGAGCGTTTGTGGGTACTTGATGTCCCATACCTACTCCTCAAGTTGAAAGGGGTCCTTCCCTAGCCGCAAATCTAGCAGGCCGGGAAGAACCCCAACAGGTAAAACTTAGTCGTTTACGACGGTTGGGTTGAGGCGCTGAGTGCGAGCACCCGAGCGAGTAACCTGTTCGTGAGTCTGCTCAGCGTAGTTCGTGAACGAACCGTGTGCGAACTCGCCAAGGAAGGTTGGAGCCTCAATCCATGCAGCCGAACCAACGTGTGCACGCTCTGCGAGGGTTTCCTCAGCTGGCTTCTGCCATACAGGTGCGTTGCGGTTGGGGCGACCGGGTGCGGAAGCGAAACCGCTCATTACACCCTTCTGGAAATCGGTGGGGACGTCAGTGTCAGTTGCGATACCTTCTTCGAAACGAAGGGGTCCACGACGTTCGTCGTTGCCGGTTAGCTTGCGCTCGTAAACCTGAGCAGAACGCTCGGGGAACTGGGGTGCGGGGGCGATGCCCATAGTAACTCCTTAAATGATTGAAATGCGCATTTCAATTACCAGTTTCCCGCGTTTCAAACGGAAATACTGTTCAATCACAGATTAATTGAAAAATACGCCAGAAGTCACTTGAACCTCAGGCATGACGAGGTCTACTGTAAGAGAGCATGCAATAGCCAAACTGTCCACGTAGTCATCGTGTGCGTAGGACTCATCGGGTGCAGACACCATGAAGTTTGGTCCCTTGTACTGGATTTCAGCGTCAATCATTTGCTGCATAAACCTCTTCCATACACGGAGGCGGCGAGTCTTTGCGTGGGCAGGAAATGACACGGAGCGGCGCTGTATGAGGGCCTGTAGGTGTTTAAACCGCTTGGACTGCTCAGTAGGGCTAGAGGTCAGGGAAACCACCTCAGCGCGAGGCATCAGAATCTTGAGGCGTTGAGCTACTGCGTCACCGACACCGTTGGCATCCACGCCAATAGCAAGCACGTCGTAGTTGCTGAGGAAGTTTACAATCTGGAAGTACTGCTCTTCCCAGTCGTCCCCCTGCAGCTCGAGCCAGTTCAGAACTCTGTGGTCAAAATAACCGAACTCATCAGGCCGGTCCCAATCGACCCAGACGACGGTAACGATTGTGGAGTCCATCTTGCGGGCTGGGTCAATCCCCACAACCACAGGCGTTTTGTGCCAGGACTTAACGAGCTCTTGGCTCGTGTCTCCGAGTTCGTCCATAAGGGACTGTGTAACGAACATTCCTCGTTCGAGCAGCCACTTGCAGTTATACGACATTTGAAACTCATCAGAGTCTTCACCAATGCGGAGCATTTCTTTCTTAATGAATTTCGCATAGTTGTCGTTCACCTTTGCTACATCGCGCCAGTCCCACTGGTAATGGTTCTGCCTTGCGGCTCGTCCTGTTTGGCGGCGCTTGTTGAGTTGGATAGAGCGGTAAAAGTTGTTCTTGGACGTTGTCGGAGTTCCAGTCTTAATCATGGTTCCCGCGTAGTACGCAAGCATGGGAGAGATTGACTTGGAGACAACGAAGTCATCGGCTTCCTGGCACTCATCGATGACGATGACGTGGAACGACTTCGACTCAATCTTTGCTCGAGGGTTAGCTGTCATCATTGTGAGGGTGGAGCCAGACTTCTTCAGCTTAATCATCTTGGTCACACCACCAACTCGAGCAGCGCTGTCGTTGATTTCCGGGTCGCCCAGAATCTCGGTAGCACGCTCAGAGGTAAGTCGAGTAACGGTACGGCTGAACAGGGTTTCTGCCTGAGACTCTGTGGGGGCGAACATACCCACCCAGAGACCGCCCTTGAACTTGCCCAGCAGGTCGGGGTAAATCTTTGCCAGCAAGGGCAGGATGACCATGAGAGTACTGAGGGTATCCGACACGGTCTCGGTCTTTCCAGACTGACGTGAGGCTAGAGCCGTAATTTCTTCACCGTCGTTGATGATGACAGACTCGATGATTCTACGAGCCAAAGGCTTCTGGTAGATGTGCAGGTCGTGCCCTACAAGGACAACCATGAACTGCATGATTTTGTCAATGATTTTGTTGACGAAGTCCTGGGAGAGCTCGTCTAGCTCCTCGTCCAGATTATCTTCAGGAAGCGGGGCTTCCGACTCGTCGGCGTAAAACTCCGGAGTAATCTCTTCAAACTTATCTTCAAGTTCTTCAGAAGTCATTCTTTGCTCGCTTCTTCAGCTCTTGTGTGATGGCGTACAGCGCCTCAGCGCCGAGGTCAGCCTCATCAAGTAGTGTGGCTTCCTTGGTACGCATCCAGCCAGTGACTTCCTTGCCAATGACAAAGAGGGAGTTCTCAGCCCAAGTTACGAGCTCAGGAGTCGATATCTGAGATACCCTCTTCTGAAGCTTCGTCTGGGACTGGTGTCCATCCGTTTTCTTCTTGAAAATCGTCATCTGTTAAATCCCATCTCTGAATCGCCTTATCAAGCGCCTCATCCTCTGTAACCGAGCCGGTCCAACGACCAAATACTACCGCTTTATGGAAGGGAAGTCTCAGGATGAATGGCTCTGCCGTTCTAAACGGAGGCTCAATCTCCTGGGTCCAGCCCTTGACGACAAGCCTAGCGCCCCAATTAGCTGGAAACTTGGGCAAGTATTGAACGAATGAATTTGAACCGATTTTGTGTACCTTGGGCATGTGTTAGGGCTTTCGTGTCCTTGCGGGGTTCTTGCCGCCTCGTGACGGGTTTGTTCCTAGTGTGCGAGCTTGCCATCCAGCAACCTTTCCGGGAGTAAAGCGAGACTCTCGGGGGGTTTGCTTGATTTGCTGGGTGCGAGCAACTCGGTAGAGCTGTTCCTGGATAGCTGCGGGGATAGAAGACACGTCTGCTACTCCACGCTGCTTACCGATAAACAGACCTTCGGAGGCCTGCTTAGAGTTCTTGTGGTTCAACCAGTTCTTTCCCTTAGAGAAAGAAGCTGAGAAGCCAAGCCACTCCTGCTCACTAACACCATAGTAGTTATAGAAGGTTCCGTCTCGGAATACTACGGTGACAGTTTCAGTTGCGGCGTTATAGCCAGCAGCTACTGTGCGAGGACGGGAGTAGTTAGTTGAGGACGTTGGTACGTCTGTAAAAGTTACGGGAGATTCGTCACCGTAGGGAGACGCGGTTACAGGCCCTAAGTCAGGGTCGTAAGTGGCGTCATTGATGCTCTGATAAATCGTATCGAGCTCGTTGTATTTTTGCCCACCTCGGTTTGCGCCAAACTGCTTGGCTTCTTCAAAGTATGGGCGTAGCTGTGCCCCCAGCTCTTGACGAGAAGGGTACTGAGGTCCCCCTGAGGGCACACCTACGTTAGCCATTTACTGACTAGGGGGTGTAGAGGTACTTGACCAGGTTGACTGCAGTGCCGAGAGCAATGGAGTCAGCGCCAGCTGCAACGCTCTGGGTCTTTACCTTGCCGGTGTTGCCGGAGGTAGCGCCAGTTGCTGTGGTTGTTACAGTACCCTTGACCAGACCTGCGTCGAGCAGTGCGTCTTCAGCAGCAGCTTCGAGCAGACCTACAACGCTAGGTACTACAGCGAAAGCAACGCCGTTGACGAACTCGCCATCAGTGTTAGGTGTGTACAGTGGGTAGCCGTTCCAGCCAGACTCAGCAATAACGTGGTTGTCAAGTGCGAAGTCGAGACGAGTAGCACGGTCATCGTTGGGCTGCAGAGGCAAGTTGCCCCATACAAAGTCAACTACGACGTTACCCTTGTCATCAACGAGGTTACCGTTGTTGTTGGTTGCCATAATATATCTTTCTCTAGAGAGGGATTAACTCGCCCGTGCGCGTCGGACAAGTGAGGCTACTCGTCTTCACAATCGTGTAGTTCGAGCTCATCCTCATATAACATCGTCCCACAATCCTTACAGCGGAACAGCCTAATGTCATCCAGGGCTGCGTGTAAGGAGTCCCCATGGGCAGTGTCGTAGACTACTCGAGTCTGGGCTAAAACCTCGGGAGGAAAGGGTCCGTGAGGGCTGTATGCAGTCTTGGGTACTGCGTGCCCTTGAATCGCAAACTTGCGAATGATAGGCATTGGGGCCTACTCGGTGTCCTCAGCTACTGCTTCAGCCTCTTCAACAAGTTCAACTTCTGCGACAGTTGGCACTTCCTCTTCTACGACAACAGTCTCTTCGACGATGTCTTCAATAGAGAGCTTCTTCTTTGCAGCCTTCTTGGGGGCTGGCTTAGGGGTTGCTTCTCCGGTAACATCAGTACCCTCACCCAGTGAGTCAAGGACTGCCTGCTTGCGGGCGTCAAACTCAGCTACGGTAGGAAGAAGGCCTGCGTTCTTCTGTGCGCGTAGGAACCCGGGAACGTGGGTAGCGCAAAAGTAAGTCTTTACGTCTTCGTTGAGGCTGTAGATGTACAGCGCGTCATTGGTGCAGTTAGCGCACGTAGTCATGTGGAACTCCTTAAGTGGTCACTAGTTACAGTAGCAACTAGTCCTGGGTTTTGTACTGCAAAGAACTCAGAGCCCTATGGACTTCTTTCTGGCGCTGAGGGCGCATTGCCTGTCCGACAGCATAGTGAGGTACTTGCTCTAGTGATGTGGGGCGAGAAGTGCCTCCTGCGGCGGGGCGTCCCTGGACGGGGGCTGCCTTAGCTGAGGCGATATTCCGGCGAATGTTGTTTGCCCGAACAGTTGCCCTCATAGCATTGCCTTCTGCGCGGTTATCGACAGGCATTACTTTAGTGGGGGTGGGGTCGGTATGGGCCTTAGCCTGCTCATTTGCCTGGTTGTGAGCAGCTTCTTCCCGCGCTTTTCGGACTGTTTGGCGAGCTTCGTACCCAGCTGACGCAATTTTGGCAGCGGAATTGACGGCAGGCCGGATGACCATGTCAACCAGGTTTCCGTTACCGGCCTGAAACGTCTTGGCGTTGCTTATGCTCTTACCACTCTGGGGAGCATGAGTGTTCTGGGAGAGTCCGGAAGACATTACTCTGCGCTCTTATCTAGGGATTGTTCGATACGGCTCATGCGGTCATCTCCATCCTTTAGGCGGACATCGATGCTTTCCATCTTCTCGTTGCCCTTGTCTAGACGTTCGTCTACTAACTCGAGCTTAGCCTCAATTCTGGCTACTGCATCCTTAAGTGTGGCTCCACCATTTCGCTTGAACTCACCGTCAAGCTCGTTGAGGCGCTCCATAACCCCAGGAACACGGTCGTGTCCTTCGTCAGCAGCTGCACCCTTCCAGTCAGACATGAAGTCTTCCCAGGTGTCAAGTACCGCTTTTATCTTGATGATAATAGGGCGGAAAATTGCAGTAAGAATGGCTATCAAGCCTCCGGTGATACCAACGATGGTAGCGAATGTCTCGAGTGGTGTCATGGGACTGTTGTCTTCCTAGTGGTTCTACAGGGGGAAAGGTTTAGCGAGTGCCGAACTGTTTGCGGATAACAGTCGCTCGGTAGGTTCCCCCGGAGATAGCATTACCATCAGCGGAGCGACCTGGTGAGGACCAAGTAGCGATGCTTTGCTGCTCATTAGCTTTAGGAAACTGTACGTAAGCAAACTCTGAGAGAAGTCCACGCTGAGGCATCGGCTTCAGTGGCTTACGCTTTTCCATACTTACAATGATGACAAAGTATGGTTAAAAACGGAGGGTCAACTCGACCTATCCTCCGAAAGCTCCAGCTTCCCCTGCAGCAGCTTCCACTGCGGAGCCAACAGTATCTGTCGGAGCTCCTGGATTAGTAGCTGTGCTCATTGCGCCGTACATTGTATTTCCTGCGCCCATGTAAGCGGGGTAGTTGCCGTACCAGTAGCCGGTACCCGTGTAACCACGCTCTTTGCGCTGTCCAGCATTGCGGAGCATCTCGTCTTCAAAGTAAGACGCGAGCTGGTTCTGTTGCTTGTTTAGCAGCATCATGTACCTCGGTAGGGAGCGGGACCGCCTGTGTGCCCTGCAAACTGGTTTTCGGCTCCCGACCAGTTAGTGGAAGAAGGGCCGTCAAACTTCTGCACAGCTGTGGGTGCTCCAACAGAGTCGTGGTCACGAGCACTCATGCTCGCTCCAATAAAGTCACCTGTGTTACGTCCCATGTATCCATTGTTCCAGGGTACAAAAGGAAAAGCCCCCTAAAGGGGGGCTTCTCTCTCGTAGCTTTGCAGCCTAATTTCGAGCTTTTCTCTCAAGTCTTGCATCTGCTTTGTTGGCTTTGCCAGACTGTCGATGTAGTCAAGGATTTCTTGTATCTCCTCTATTCGACCATCGTGGTGAGAGATAAGCCTAAGGCCATCTATATTTATTTCGTTTTTGTTGAACTCATCAATTACAGGTAAATTGAAGTTTTCGATTGGGGTAAACATATACCTCCTTTGCTAAGAAACCAGGACAATCACTCCAGCTACGAATAGCGCTAATGTGATGCCCCCAAGCAAACCTCCAGCCAGAGCAAAGGCTCCTGAGCGGTCGTCACGGTTTGCTGAGTACAGTACGTTGTTCAGCCACATTTGGCGGTACTGCTTCTTGGTGTACTCCCTTTGAGGAAATACGTTGGTGTCAGACTTGAGCGCCATCGTGGCTCCCAGCGGGATTAGTCTCGTCTGAATTTTCACTAGTCGTTTCTGCATTTGCTAACTCCTTCATCATTTGTTTCGCATAGTCTTCACCGACATGGTTAATATAGTTCTCTTCTGAACGAGCCGCAACTGCCTTGAGCTCTTCAAGGTGTGATGCGGCTTGTTCTTTAAGAGATTCCAGGGCCGATTCAGGAAGTTCCTCGGCACTATCTTTAACGATAGCAAGGGCCTCCTTGAGCCTCATGGTATAGAACGCGACACTTGCAAGGTCACGTTGATAGACCATGAGTGCATGTGCGCGACGCTTGTCAATTCGCTTCTGTTGGTTTTTTCCTGGCATGACGAAGAGACTACCATAGAAATGACAAATCCCCCACTGCTTCGCTTCAACTTAGAGAACCCTGCAGAGGGGGAGTTTGTAGTGAGTAGGTGGATTGTCTATTACCACCAAGGAGAAGTCTAGATACTCAATAGAAGTACCGCCTTAGTCCTACCAACGCTTTCAGCCGCTAAGCTGGGACCGCTAAGCCCACGCTGTGCAATTCTCATCCCATCTAGACCAGGGACTTCGTTCTGCCATACTCCGAACCGACCGTCGCCTTTTCGTTGTTACAGACATTACCACAATTTTGCATTGGAGTGCAACAAAGTAGTAAAAACTTTTGCGCTCTGACGCAAAAAAAAGCTAAATCCCCCCAAACTGAAGATGGAGTACATCTTCCTCAGGACCGTCCGGACCAAAGTGTTTAGGGGGATTTGCAATCCTAGCAGACACTCCATACGGAGCAACTTACCAGAGGTGGAGGGCTTCCTCCGACTTGAGGTGGCCTAGTAAACTACGCCGGAAGCAAGTAGCCGTAGCCTTTTGCACCCATAACTATACCGCAAAAGGTATGGTTTTGGCAAAGAAAACCCCCACCCTGCCGCGGCATCCGAGTGGGGGTCCGATAGGTCATCGGCTTTTGCAGAAGTCTCTATCGTTACTCTTTGGAGGAGCGACCTCCGATTAAAGCGCCATACCTTGCGATATGGGCGGCCCTCTCCACCCTGGGTTAGGAACCAATACAGTCGGGTAATGACTGCATCGCACCGCCCCAGGGAATCGAACCCCGACTCTTGCTTTTGGAGAGCAACGTGCTGCCGTAACACTTGAGCGATAGGTGACCAGTCCTCGGTGCACTTGCAAGTTACTCCGTCCGCATCGCGGGCAGATACACTGTAACTGGTCTAAAACTGATACCCCCGCATTGCTGCCGGGTATATCAGCCGTGGAATTATTGTAGCATAACAAAGACCCCGACAGTAAACCATGAACGCATGGAAGCCGGGGCCTTAATCCTAGAGACAATACCCTAGGAGTGTTATGAAGCTAGTCTACCTCTAAGTTTAGCTGTATACTAGTAGAAACCCCAGCACTGCGCTAACAGCCTGGGGAATGACCGGAATGGAGTCCGATATGACTAGTGTACACCCCCGCCAATGTTCTTTTGAATCTTGTGAGCGCCACCCTATTACCAAAGGGTTTTGTAACGCACACTATCTTCAGTTCCGTAAAGGAAAGACCCTTAAGCCTGTGCGTGACCCCTCCACATTTGGTGAGTGGGGTGTTTGGATTAGTACGTCTAAAGGCTATGTAGTTCGACATAAGTACACTAAAGCTGGTACTACAACTCAGTACCAACACAGGGTTGTTATGGAGGAGCACCTACAGCGCCCTCTGCACGAACATGAGACTGTGCACCACATAAATGGGCAGAGGGACGACAATAGGTTAGAGAACTTGGAACTGTGGTCTAAAGCTCAACCTTACGGGCAGCGAGTCCCTGACAAGATTGCTTGGATGACTGAGTTCCTAGCTGAATATGGTTACTCTGTTGTTCCCACAGCTGAGTTAGACTCGTAAGACGTATTTGTACTTTCAAAAAAGTTCACCAGCTGCAAAGTATCATTGGCAGTAGCCATCCATTTAAGGGGGTTTGTGACGTTGTACTCCGAGGCAAACCCAAGCTCCTCTAAGCGACGGTCAGCTAGATACTTTGTGTAAGTGCTTAGGTAGTCCGCATTCATTCCCAAGATTCCTCCCGGAAACTGGTCCTGGTTGTAAGTAACTTCCATCTCAACTGCATCGAGAATCATCTGACGGATTTCTGCGGCGAACTCTTCGGTAGCAATGTCTGGGTTTTCTTCCAGAACGGTGAGGATGAGGTTGATACCGAACTTAAGGTGAAGCGACTCGTCTCGAACAACCCAGTCAACCAGTGACGCAAAGTTGCGTAGCAAGTTACGCTGCCTAAAAGATAGTCCTACCGCAAAGCCAGAGTAGAACCAAATACCTTCCATGATGACCGAGTAAGCAACGAGGTTACGGACGAAGTCCTGCTTGCCCTCTACAGTGGTGATGTCGAGAGTGTCTTCAATCATGCGCTTGATGTACTTGACTTCGAAGTCTTCCTTGGCCTTGATGGAAGGCACGGAGACGTGCTGGTCGTAAATCTTTGCACGGTCAATGGGAAAGGTTTCGAGTACGTACTCGAAGCTCATGCAGTGGTTTGCTTCTTCCCACATCTGCTTTGCGAGGTAGAGGTGAGCCTCAGGAGCATTGAGGTAGGGGTACACGCCGAAGGCGAGTGCCTTGTTTACAATCAATTCCGATGGGTTGAAGAAAGAGAGCAGGAATGTGATTGCGTGTTGTTCGTCTTCAGACATCTTCTTAAAATCTGCGATGTCTTCGCCCAACTGAATTTCGTTGGGGAACCAGGTGTTAGCTACAGCCTGGTCGTAAAGGTCCATTGCCCACTGGTACTTGACAGGCTTGAGGAGTAGGCCTTCTTGAATGCCTGTTCCGAGGATTCCCATGATGCTCTCTTTCGTTGTTTTTGGGGTGAAAAGACCCCGCCCCCTGCCGAAGCAAGAGAACGGGGTTGTGTCCATTTAGTGTACCGTATGAGCTCCGCAGCTAGGACTCGAACCTAGACCATCTAGCTACGTCTAGCTAGGTTACGCGACCCTGCGTACTGCGGAATGGCTCCCCACCGTGGATTCGAACCACGACTATAAGAGTCAGAGACTTAGGTGCTGCCAGTTACACTAACGGGGAATGGCTGGGATACTTGGACTCGAACCAAGAACCTACGCTTTAACAGAGCGCCGCGCTGCCGATTGCGCCATATCCCATCAATGTTAAATTATTTAGCCCACCAGTTACCGCGAGCCGCTGTGACTATTCTATGGCAATTTGCACACCTAACTTCACACTTAGCTATTTCTTCTTTAATTTTTTCAACAGAAAATCCTCGACGGATTAAATTAGAGATTGCAGATACCTTGTCCCCAGTTACGTGGTCAAACTCTAAGACCACCGGGTTTGCTTCTCCACAGTCAACACAAGGATGCCCAAGAAGGTAGTCCCACACGTAGTTTCTAGCTACTTCTTTGTTGCGAACATTCGTAGCTCTACGCTGAGGGTTTCTTTCCGGAGTCGCCAGGTAATACTCCCGGTTCCTTACTTTCGCGCATACTTTGCAATAGTTTTGAACTCCGTCTGGTTTACGGGCGTTTTTATGGAACTCGTCAATAGGCTTTGACTCTTTGCACTTATAGCATGTTTTCACAGCCATAGTCTAACAGCCAAAAGACAGGGTTGTCTAGTTATCGGGCCCCGAGCGAGACTCGAACTCGCAACCCCCGCTTTACAAGAGCGGTGCGCTACCATTGCGCCATCAGGGCAAGCCGAGTGAGACTTTGCACCAAGAACAGAAAATACTGAAAATGAATCCCACTCGGTTAGGTTGTTCCGAAGAACTTACCTACTCTAACACATCTAACCGGTGATAGGGATTACCTTGGGCTTCAATTCCTCTGGAATTTCCTGCTCAAGGGTAATGGTGAGGATTCCGTCCTCAAGCTTGGCTTCCTTGACTTCGATGTGCTCGGCAAGGGCGAAGTTGAGCTTAAAGCTACGTCGGGCAATGCCCTTGTGCAGCTCTTTTCCCTTCTGACCAGGGGTTTCATCGATTGCGGATGTGTCGGACGCAACTGTAAGTGTGCGGTCCTTTACCGTAATATCAAGTTCATCACGGCGGAATCCAGCTACAGCCAGCTCTAGAACGTACTTTTCATCAAATTGAGTGATGTTGTACGGAGGGTATGTAACCTTCGACGTAGGGGCTGAACTGCTAAGTGTCTTCAGCAAGTGCTCGTACCCAATCGACCATCGGTCAAGATTAGGGAGCTCAGTAAATTGGGGTAGCGAAATAGTCATATCTTCTCCTTAAAGCAAGATAGTTAGGTTAGGACACCCAAGCGGCATGTCCGTCACCCAGTGTAGCAGACTACTTACTACTTTTTTCTTACCGAGTCAACTTTTCTAATAATAGTTGCTGCCGTTGTTTTATGGCCTTTGCCGTCGTCACTAGACACCGGAGGTTCATGCGGCTCAACCTCATAGACGTGTACTTGTTGCCCCTTACGAGCTGTGCCATACCCCCAGTGAAGGGCGTAGTGTCCTTGAGGGGCTACCCAAACAGCTGTGTTATCTCCAGCTGGGGGGTAGTTATTTACCCCGCGGTCTGCTCCGGGGGTCAGCACAGTGCCGTCGGGCAAATCTGCCTTAGACCCGTGATACCACTTCTGAGTACCACCTTGAAAGTCCTCGTTATTACGCCCCATTAGCGCTCTCCGGGGGCTCTGTAATCGTTGTGCCACTCGTCGTTTTGACTTTGGCGCAAAGGAGTCTCGCTGTGACGGAAGTCGATGTAGGGCGGAAGCTTCAGGTCAGCGAGGAAGTCTTCGTTATTGCGACCCATTAGTCGCCAACCTTCTTAGCCCAGGCTTTACCCTCTTCAGTCTGGATATCAGAGTGGTGGGGCTCAGTTACGTCGTTATCTTTGGCGTATCGCTTTGCCTCATTCCACATAGCAGTGCCCACACCAGCGTTCTTGTGGTCTGGATGGACCTGTATGCCCTCTACACGGCCTTTTGGCTCCGTCCAGACTAGTTCACCTACGAGAGCATTTGAGGCTCTGTGCTTGGCGTTTACGACGTGTACGGAGTCTTTCGTGTACGAGAAGATTTGGTAGGGCGAATGCCCAGTCTCGAACTCAGTCAATCTAGGCACCTTTCTTCGTGTCCTTAGCTAGTTGCTCACGTAGTCGGTGTAGGTCTGGTCCGTTTTCGCTGATTCGAGGTATAGCTTCCCTGTTACGTGTGTCGTACCACCCGTGCTCTTGGTGGAAATCATTCATGTCTTTTTCAGTAAAGGGCTGGCCCTTAGGGTCTTTATGGCGAAGCTCTATAGGGCTTTCGTAAGAAAGGCCCTCATGCTTACGTGCGTAAGCCTGTTCCATGCCGCCGGAGTCTGGGTGAGTGAATTGAGTAGTGTGTGCGCGGGGAAGCCACGCTCCACGGCCCAGAGCACCTTGGCGGTACATCTCCATGGTCTTACCAGGAACTTCATGTCCCTTGCCCGACTTGATAGCCTTACGCACGTAATCGGCATGGGTTTTCAAGCGGTCGGTCTCAGTAGTAACCAACGAGGTCTTTCCTGGGTCTTCATACTTGTTTTCGTAGTATCGAGTTCCTGGAGCGGCATCGTTCTCTTCGCTATCGTGCCCAAGGTTCTTGAGGTGCTCTTCTTCGGGCTTGTGCCAGTAGGTGTGAAGACGAGCATCTGCGCTAAAGCGAGACTTGCCAGTGTCGTATTGCTCTTGGAATGCTGGCTTGAAAGACGTGGCGCGGTGACGGTCTAGCGCCGCCTGCTCAGTTCCCAGGTGAATACCTCCCCCGGGAATGAAGCTCTTGGAGGTATCAAGCTCCTGACCTTCGGGGAGGTGTGTAGAGCGGAATACGGCGTAGGGGTGCGCAGCAAACTCTTCAGGAGTCATTTGGTGAGGTTTCTTGTCACCACGACGAGGGGGTTTCATACCGGGTAGGTAGGGCTGCATCTGCTGTCCCGCAGAATCACTTGTTGCCATTGAACTCGCCCTTCAGACGGGAGCTTACGTCGGTACTTGCCTTGGAGCGACGAGCCAGAGATGCCGAGGATGGGTTTACCCATCGGCCTTGAACCTTGATGGAACGACCTAGGCGGTTAGCCTCAAGCTGGGCTGCCTGCAAAGCATCCGCAACCCCAACATCAAAATGCTCGTTAGTCGTCATTTTTAGGCTCGAACGTAGTCTTCTTAGATACAACCTGGAATCCCTGGTTGGAAATGGTGTAGGACTTACGAGATGGGCTGGCTACCCAGCGAGTGGGGCCTAGTGGAGTGGTTTCATAGACGTGGGTCTTGGTAGCACGACCACGGAACTGTGCTTGCTGCACGGCTTCCTCCTCATTGGAGTACTGCATGTTCTGAGCAAACTTTGTCTCGAGGTGCTCTCCGGGAACGTGCTCACGGTTAGATACGTGGAAGAACTGAGGTCCAAGGTGGTCTGACGCTGCCATGATTACTTTCCCATCAAGAATACGGATGTAGGTACAAACTCGTTTGGTCGGAGGCTCGCCATCGCAGCTGTACGGTGGTGCCCATCAAGGATTCTAGGTCCCTTGGTATCAAGTGGGTCTACGAATACGTGGGTTCGGACATCTCCGTCACTTCCCCAATCGTACCCATGCTTTTCTATGCTGGCGTGAATACCCTCCTGCTGACCTCCCACCGAGGAGTGCCAGGTACGAGAGCGGCTTGACCCCTTGCTACTAGCCAGCTTTGACTCAAAGATGCGGTCTTTTTGAGTGGGACCCTCGGGGTTGCTTGCGTCTACAGGCTTGTTCTGCGTTTTGAAATCTCGCTGAGACCCCGCGTAGTCTCCCACGCGATAGTGAGACTTGATTTCAGAGCCGGTCATGAACATGGGAGGAGTGATTGTGGTCCCAGCCGCATTGGTGTGCGCAAGGAACATGGGGCCTAGGTTATCTGCACCAGACATCAGTCGTCGTCCTTACTAAATTTGGCTTGCACTTCTTCCCAGCAGGAGGCACAGCGACCAAGCCACATATCAAGGGCTTCTTCTCTACAAAGTGAACATACGAGCATTTGACCAATTATCCCACTGGATTGTTGACTATTTGAGGTGAACTGCTAATCTAGCTTCATGAGCACTGTTTGGTATACGTCTGACCTACATTTTGGTCACAAAAAAGTCTCTGAGATTCGAGGCTTTGAAACTCCCGACGCGCATGACCTTGCTATCACCGAGGAGTGGCGTCGAGTTGTTACTAAGAAGGACATCGTGTATGTCTTGGGGGACCTCACTCTAGGCCCCTCTGCAAGGGCACTGCAGATTATCCGAGAGCTTCCTGGCACAAAACACTTTATTGCCGGTAACCATGATGAAGTACACCCTGCTCACAAAACAGCTACTTCCCGCGTGGTTACGCAGAACTGGTACTGCTCATTTGCAAGTGTGCACCCCTTCCTTAAAAAGACGCTGAGCAATATGCCAGTTCTGCTTTCTCACTTCCCCTACTCAGACTGGGGTGACGGTGAGTCTCGAGAGGGTTCTCGATACGACCAGTACCGATTACCTGATAAAGGCCTTCCCCTACTGCACGGTCACACGCACGGTAGAGAGCAAGCTCACACTGGCTGGTCTGGTGAGGCTCACATGCTGCATGTCGGCTGGGATGCGTGGGGCACTTTAGTTCCGCAAGAAACTGTGGTTGAATGGCTTATGAGCATCCAGGGAGGAAACAGATGATTGTAAAAACCGAGACCGGTAGTTATTACGAGTTCAACCACAAACTAAGCGAGGTTCGTCGCTGGCACTTCGATGAAGAGAATGTCATGCGCCGTGACGGTGAGTGGATTAACTGCGTTGTTGTAGCCCCTATTGCCATAGGTCAGGCTATGCAGATGTGGTTAGACCTCCGTGGCGACGGCATTGTCACTACGCGCACCACTAGCTGGGTGACCGACATCATCAAGGACGAGCCAGCAAAATGAGTGATTACGGTCCCTCAACATCAAATTGGTTGGCTGGAGACTACATAGCCTATGAGCAGTTTAAAAGACAGCAAATAGTTGATGCTCAGTACGCTGTCTGGCTCGCTGAGGTAAAGGCTGACGCATGGGATGAGGGTCACGCTACGGCACTCCGTTATGCAGCCTATTTCGGAGAGCATGTACCCAACCCTTACCGACAGGGAGAGGAGCAGTGAACACGCCAGAAGAACGGCGCTATGCTTTAGAGCAGGTTCGGGCTTCTCACGCCCTAGATGGGCATTACCCCTCCGCTCAAGGCATTATTGACGGGGAGCGTTGGGTCAATGGTGAAATCACTATAGAAGAGTGGCTGAAGACTACTCAAGAGAGGTATGGAGTACCTAGTGAGTGACGACAAGGCTATGGCAAAGCATTGGGACGAGTCTCGTCAAGAGCTGTACGAATGGATGAGCAACACTGCCACTGAGTGGCACGAGCTCAAGATTGTCGATGACAAGCAATACATTGCGCTTTTGATGCTTTTGCATGAAGTTGATAAGATTGTTTACTACGACTTTAAGGGGGACTAATGAGTAACTGTTGCAACCATGACGATGATTGCCCAAATAACCCGGCAAACTGGGAAGACTGGGTATGTGGTGACTGTGGGACTACCTACCCGTACACCGTAGAGGTTTGCGCTAAGCCTTTGGATGACTACTTGGCTCCCTTTGGTGGGAGCATCGACGCTGCTATTACCTATGCCGTAAATCGCGGCATACGTCCTTTGGTAGAAAAGTGGCGTAGACGAGAGTCTTTTGGGGAGTGGAGAGAGCGTGGAGGTACCTGGGTATATAGTACGTTCGAAGACCCGCTCAAGAGCCTCTACACTGTCAACTACAACCGACTCATCTCAGCCGTAAACAGCCTAGACTTTGACTACACACCTGAACACAGCTATGGCTATCACGTACCGGGA